GAGAATTTCACGCTTATGCCGATGGACGGTTTGCAGAAAGGTTTGCAAGCCATCCAAACCTTATGCCAGACCAGAACGCGGCGCCTGGCGATGAGTGGTCATCCCAACATCCTCTCGTATAACAAGCAAGCCCGTGCAGCTGATTTTATGGCGCCAATTGCACTCGTGCTCGATGAAGTTGCCGAGGTGGAAGATGACGGTTTATTTCTGAGACGGGTCAATGTGAATGGTGCAGCGGGTGTCTATCCGATCTTTGCGACAAATGATCCGACCAAATCAGCAGTAGTGGCGAAGTCCAATCTGGCCACGCGCATTTCGTTTTTCGTGATCTCATCATCAGATAGTGTGATGGGGTTTGGCCGACCAGGCGCGAATAAGCTGCCAAAGGTACAGGGACGCGGTTTGATTGTTTCAGACGCACGTGTGACTGAGTTTCAATCGTTCGTGGTGGATTACCCGAAGCCGACCGATGAGGGTTTGCGCTGGTTGACTGAGCAGGTATCAGCGGCGGAAGCGGATGTGCAGATCATTGAGCCTGTGGATGAAATTGCACAGATGGCAGAGAAAATCCGCGGGCAGTGGTCTGAGGGGATGAGTGGAAGCGCAGTCGCCCGCTTGTTGGGGCTGTCTCAATATGGAGGCTCTTACAAGCCGAGGATTGATAAGGTGGTCGCTTATTTGACCTCTACTCTCGAGGCGCAGAATATCGGCTTCTCTCCTAAAGATATGATGTATAACGAAGCGATTCAAAATCTCGCTACAGAAATTTCACGCCTTTGCGGAATTCCTAGCTATTATCTTTCCGCGGATCAGAATACGTCAATGACTTATGCGAATGTAATTGATGAGCGTAAGCAATTAGTAGCCTTAGCGTTTCAGCCGTACATATCCGCAATCGAGCAACGCCTCAGCATGGACGATATCTCTACGGCTGGACACTATGTAAAGTTCGACCTAGATTCCACTTTCCTTCGCACCGAGCCTATGGATCGTCTACTCGTACTAGAGAAGATGCTCGCACTTGGTTTGATTACTACAGAGCAAGCGATGGAAATGGAAGATTTAACCCCTAATGGAAGCGATGACTAATGGAAACTCTATATATCGAAGCATCATCTATTGAGTGCTCAGAAGAACGCCGTGAAATCTCAGGCAAGATTGTGCCAATGGGAACAGGCGAAATCGGCAATACCAATCTCGGCGCTTATGTGTTCGAAGCTGGCTCAATCGATATCGCTGACGTTTCAAAGATTAAGCTACTTAGCCAACACGATATGAAGAAGCCAGTCGGTCGCATGATTGCAGCTGAAACACGTGAAGATGGCATTTACGCAACATTCAAGCTAAGCCGTAGCCAAGCTGGTGCAGATAGTTTGATTATGGCATCCGAGGGGCTGGTTTCAGGTTTGAGCATCGGCGCTGAAATCATTAAGTCAAAGCCTTCACGTGAAGGATATACAGTCGTTACTGCGGCTAAGTTAAAAGAAGTTTCTTTAGTTACAGAGCCAGCGTTTAAGTCGGCTCAGGTGCTAGAGATCGCAGCAGAGGAAGTCATCCCTGCTGAAGAAACCCTACCAACAGAAAGCGAGGCAGTAGCCGTGGAAAACACACCTACAGTCGAAGCAACACCAGTAGAGGCTGCGGCAGTCGAAGCTTCTGCTCCAGTAGTAAAGGCGATGCACTATGCAACACCACGCATCGACACAACACCTCACGTATTCCTAGAGAACGCAGTACGCGCTTCACTTGGAGATGAGTCAGCTCGTCAGTACCTCTCAGCAGCATCAGACACAGACACAACAGATGTTGCAGGACTCGTTCCAACACGTCAGCTTACAGAAATCATCAACAACAAGAGCACATCAGGTCGCCCTTCAATTGATGCTATCTCATCAGGTACTTTGCCTGACGCTGGCTTCAAGTTCCAGATTCCACGCGTTAAGGCAGTTCCTACTGTTGCAGAAACAGCAGAAAAGGCAGCCTTCTCAGATACACAGGTAGAGATTGAATACCTTGATGTAGATGTTAAGAAGTATGCAGGAATGCAACTTTTCGATGTAGAGGTCTTGGATCGCACAAGCCCTGCATTCTTCGCTGAGCTCCAGAGCCTCATGGCAGATGCGTATGCTAAGGCAACAAACGTTGCAGTGCGTACTGCAATCCAGACAGGCGCATCAGCTGACGGAACTGCAATCACACTCCCTTGGGATGGCGCAGAAATGGCTGGCTTTATCGCTCGCGCTTCTGACTCTATCTACACAAACACACTCCGCTTTGCTCAGTCAGTAATCGTTTCTCCAACACAATGGAGCAACATTATGGGCATGGTAGACGGACAGAATCGCCCACTCTTTATTGCATCTCAGCCACAAAACGCTGCAGGTTCAGTATCACAGTCACTCCGCGGATCACTCCTCGGACTTGACCTCTACGTTGATTACTCACTCACAGGAGTAGCTGACGGTTCAATCGTTGTCGTTAACCGCGATTCTTACACATGGTACGAGTCACCACGCCTACAACTTCGTGCAGACAAGGTTGGCACAGGTCAGGTCGAGGTTGGTTACTACGGCTACGGCGCAATCGCAACAAAGGCAGCAGCAGGAGCTTTCAAGTTCAACAACGCAGCCTAATCAGCAACACCCATTAGAACGGCTGGGGGCGAGTGCCCTTCTCGCTCCCAGCTCTTAATGAAAGGAATCAGATGAGCATCACCACAGTAGCCGAGCTTAGGTCGGCACTTGGAGTCGGAACCTTATACCAAGATTCCGTGCTTCAATCCGTCTGTGATGCCGCTGATAACGTTCTACTACCTTTTATCTGGGCTAACACATCTAACATTATTGGGCATAGCAATACTGCTACAACTGGCACATCTTACTTTGACGAAAAAGTAATTGATAAATTTTATGTAGGTCAAACCGTAGTAATTGCAGGTTCAGGCTCTAAGCATAATGGCTCTAAAACAATTACTGTCGTTGATGCCGATTCTATTACTTATGCAATTACTGGCAACAATAACGCGGTCACTCCGTTTCACCCTGTCAATCCTTACGGATTACTTAATGCTGAAACCTATTTAGATCCTGCAACTGTTCCAGCTATTCAAGAAGCTTCCCTCATGGTTGCTATCTCTATCTGGACTAGCCGTCAGACCAACTCAGGTAGTGGCATGAACCCAGACGGCTCAATCGGCAACATGTACGCTATGAGCTCCCAGCTTATTGCCCGCGTAAGAGGCTTACTAGCGCCTTACCTAGACCCTCGCTCAATGGTGGGCTAATGGCGGCTATATCGACCCTCAGAGCTTCTATAGCGGCATCTCTAGTAGATAACTCTCTGTATCAAGTATTCAGCTACCCACCAGCTACGCCTATCGCTAATAGCGTTATCGTGACTCCTGCTGATCCATACATCGAGCCGTCTAATAATCAGTACGACACTATTGCACCTATGGCTAACTTTAAGCTAACTATCTTGGTTCCTTTGCTAGACAATGAAGGAAACCTCAACGGTATTGAAACAATGGTCGTGGCAGTATTTAAGAAGCTAGCCGCATCATCTATCAAGTACCGCATCGGCTCAGTCAGCGCTCCAAGCGTTTTGACCTTACAAGGCGATTTACTTACCTGCGATATTGCAGTAAGCACCCTAACGGAATGGAGCTAATCGATGGACGATTGGACAAAGGAGCAAGCTGACTTTCTAGTCAAGATTGGTCAGCTCCCACCTGCAACACCAGCACCAAAACCAACCACTACAAAGAAGGATGAGGAATAACTGATGGCAGTTTTTCTAAATAATGGCGTAGTCTTAACTGTTAACTCAGTTGACCTATCCGATCATGTAACCGCAGTAACAATCAACCGTAGCTTCGACGAGCTCGAAGTAACCGCGATGGGCGATTCAGGACACAAGTTCATTAAGGGTCTTGAAGCTTCATCTATCACAATCGACTTCCTTAACGATACCGCTACCGCTGAAGTTCTTCCAACACTTCAAGCAGCATGGGGCACAAACGTCACAGTTACAGTAAAGCAGACATCAGCAGCTACATCAGCTACTAACCCGCTTTACACAATGACATGCTTGGTCAACAACACAACCGACATTAACGGTGGCGTAGCTGACCTATCAACACAGTCAGTAACTTGGAACGTATCAGGTACAATTGCAGTAACATCAGCTTAATCTAAACAAAGGGGCAAAGAATGGCAAAGCTAAAGGTAACAAGGGCAGACAATTCAGTAACAGAGTACGAGATTACTCCGCTGATTGAGTACGCCTTCGAGCAATATGCCAAGAAGGGCTTTCACAAAGCCTTACTAGAAGACCAAAAGCAGTCGGACATTTACTGGCTCTGCTGGGAATCTATTAGAAGGAGTGGCGAAACCGTATCGCCATTCGGTGAGAAGTTCCTCGAAACCCTAAAGGCGGTCGAAGTCCTAGACTCTGACCCTTTAGACTAGATCGGAACTCCGTCACTTATACCGCCGCAAGGTTGTCGTATGAGTACGGAGTTCCGTTCGAGTCGATAGTCAATCTATCACCGATGGCTTTTAAGGCACATGTAGAAGTATTAAAGGACTTAGCAAAGGAGCGCGACAATGCCAACAGAGCTCAAGGGCGCTCTCGCTCTTAGGAAAGCTCTTAAGCAGTTCGAGCCTGACTTAGCTAAGGAAACTACCAAGCAGATTGGCGCTTTCGTCAAGCCTGTTGTGAAGAACGCTAGAGGGTTTCTACCTTCCA